CTAAGTTCTTTTTATTTTATTTATGTTGTTTTACAATAATACATTCCAGGCAAACCTGAAAGATCTACTAATGGACCGCCCACATGAGTATCATTATAATCTGACTGAGTTCTTCGACCGCTCACCGCTGGAACAAATGCTCCTCTAAACATTGTTTGTTGACCAAACCTCGTTTCATCAGTAAAACCAAGCCAAACAGTAACTTCAACACTATCTTCAAGAGGGGCATCATAAAAATTAATTACAATATTACCCATACTCGCATCAGCTTCTAAACTATTACTTACTAAAAAAGTATTACTCAAAAACCTATATGGTGACATATTTGGAATTACAAAATCCGCATATATAACACTATTACGATCAACTTGAGCTCTAGAATAATAAGATGGAGCCTCAACAAAAGGAGTAGAACTCTGTAAATCTGCTGGGGCTACCAATTTCTCTCTGTTTGCAAAATTTGCTTGATAAGGTGTAATAGTAACTAAAGGTGTTGTAGCCCCCATTCTATTAGCAGTTGACGCCATAGAACCTGGAGGAATATACTTAAAACTAGCATTGGTCGATCCTATAACCCTAATTTTAATTTTGACCCCTCCAGTCATACCATAATACATACTACGCATCAAAATTGGTGTACTCATTAAGGTTTGTCCCGACGTTCTAAACATGCTGGTTATATCAATAACCATAGGAAGCGGACTAGGGCCATATGAACTTTGATATGCTGGAACCATCCTACGAATATAATCTCTTATACTAACCATAGGTTTAAAATCCAACGAACGCAAAAATGTATTTTCTTCTTGCACATCACTATTCAAAATTTCATTATGATCACTCGGAACAACAGTTACTTCAGCCTCAGCTTTAAATATTATTTCACTCTGATTATTATTTTTACTATTAATGCGAGTATTATGCCAATCTTCAGCAACAGTGATTGACTTTTCATCACTTTCTACCTTACTAGGGACCTTTACATCAACAACAGTAGGTGCTCCTTCCGTTGGAAGCACACCTGCTGGTTCCATACTATCATTTGAATACCCATAAAACTGAAAATCTGGTCCACACGACATATAAATATTAAAACTCGCTTCCAATGGAGCTACTCCATTAATAACTAAAGGTTGTACCACATAAATATGTATAAGACCAGTTAAATACGGAAGTGTTTTAATATCTTTCGAGCAGGGAACTTGCTCTAAAGTATTACAATATGGTATTTCCACAGTTTGAACTTGTCCTCCTGCAGAAAATTCCAAAGTATCTGTTAATAAATTTTGTACACTATGAAGGGTTGGCGTTAATGTTGGAGTACTAAGTAAAGTATCATAATCACGCGTAACCGCTAACTTGCAATATTGAAAATTATTCATACTACTTTGTATATGTAACTTTAACGATCCTCTCCAATAAAGAGAAGATTCATACAATAATCTAGTAGGTGAGAAAAAAGAGTAACCAGTATTAAATAATTCAAAGCAAGGAGTAATCGGATAGGAAAATAACTTTGTTGCTTCAGCTGTTGCAGCAGTTAATTTAATAGTATTTATATATACTGGTTTAGATAACAAATATTGCATGTCCATCTCATCAATACTAGTATCAAAGAGATAGTCATACGTAATCCTATCAAATTGAGCATGTTGGTCTAACTTTTCATACAATGTTGGTTGATCCACATTATTTGGAAAATTTCTACCACCTACAATAGCACGCTGATTAATAGCTGGAGAATTTGGATTATGAAACCCAGTATAAGCCCTAAGTGTATTTCGCGCTATATCTATTATATCGCCAGTTATTATTTTTGCTCCCGTAGCTAATCCATCAAAAATTTTCGTTGGTATAGAAAACAAACCTTCTTTCCCAGATAAAGCTTCAGCAGAAAACTCTGGTAACACTCCGGGTGGATAACTCCTTGGAACATAAAATTCTGCATCTGTTATTCTTGCATGAATGGAAACAGATAATGAAGTACTGCCCCCAGCTGGTGGCAACAACGGATTAATTACCATTATATATAATCTAGCGTAATCCTCCCAACCTGTTCTAAGTATATCACTAGTACCAGTTCTCTTAAGCACTTCTGAACTATAAAAAGGAACTTCTATACAAGAAGCAGTACTTTCATTAGCACTTAAGAAAACATGTGAAGCTGACATAAGTTGATTGATATCAGAAGGAACCTGAACATTCGGAACAACTGACGCTATTACAGTTCCCGAATGCATAGGTGTTCCAGCCACTTGCAAAGACAAGCAAACTTTCATCCTATAAAAACAAGATGACGAAAATGGAACAACTATCAAGCTATTATCAAACAAAATTTTCGGAACATTAAAATAACCTAATAAAGCTCCAGAACCCAAAGTATCATCCCATAAAATATTTTCTACAAAAAATGGTTTATCTATAATACGAGAATAATCCATTTTCAATTCCTTAGGAACAGTTGTAATTTCGGGCCATTTATCATAAACAACCACCGTGTTATTAGTTGCCTTAGAGTGCAACTTGGAGAAGAAACCCTCTTCTCTTTCTTTAATTAATGAATCTAAGGCTAATATTTTATCACTATCATGCTTAGCCACACATAATAGTGATTGCGCCACTAACCCACTATCGTCTGTACCTAGCTCCATGGCAAAGCTATTATCAGTCATATCTACGATAGTTTTAGCTTTATTTATATAAATACCATATAATTCATCATAAAGCATATAGTCTCCTTTTTTATACAAATAAACTAGATAATTTTTTGGTAGTTTCTTAAATGGAATACTTAATTTTTCACAAGCAATAGTTAATTTCATTATATCATTATCATATAATTCTTCATGAAGAAAAATTTCTCTCTGAAATGCATTAATCTTATCCTCCAATACTATATCCACATCTTTCGAACTATCAACCCAACTAAGGGTACTATATAATGTAGACTTATCAAGCGGCCCAACAATTTGCTGTAACAAACTATGATAAACAAAAGATCTTTTAAGAAACGTAATCTCCCCAATATCTTGAAATTTACTAACAATAGGCATTTTCTTAGAATCCGTAAAATCCATACCTACTGAATTAAAAAACTCTTTCATAGTAACAGCATTCAGATAATTTTCATATCTTAAATCTCTCAAGCCATTTAACTTATCATCCCCATAAGTTTTATCCATGACGATTCTATAAAAAGAAGATACAGTGGGTTTAAAACCACCTTTCTTCATATTTCTATAAAACCACATACCTGTATAAAACCTATTTACCAAACTATTATAAATAGCAGTTAAAAAACTACCAGAAGGCATCGAATGAGTTGTCAAAAAAGTATCATCATTAATTCCTACCAAGCAAAAGGGCAATAAACCCAAGATATATGAGGCTAATTGTTTATTATCTACACAAGCTTCAACTAAAATTTCATTTATTCCAACTTGCACTTGAGGCAACATACAACCATCCCATCCACCTATATCTCCAGCCCAAACTTTCTTACACTTATTTATATCTGCATATAACAGTGGCCACTCTTGATAAGGATTTATCCCAATCATTATTTCATTAAAACTTCTATTTCGAATTATACTCACAACCATATTTCCAAAAACTTGTTTAGTAATTAGTTGAACCAAAATAGTACTTACCCTAAAACTTCGAGGCAAAATTTTTGAAGTTGAACGTAATTCATCTTTCAAAGTTTCAAACCATAAAATAGAATCCGAATTAACCTTACCACTTTTCATATCTTGATAAAAATTTTCATATATCTTCTCAAAATCAGGTTTTAAACTGCCATTCTCATAATCTATATATGTATCCTTCCCATTTTTAAATCCAAACCCACTACTAGATTTCTTATTCAAACCAGCTAACAATTCATTCCCTAAAATAACTTCTTTCATTGATAAATCGGTAAAAGGTTCAATAAGAACTTTAACAACCTCCTTACCAAAGGCAATCTCATCAATATCAACATCATAAACGGGTTTAAAAGACTTTTTAGCAACATCTTTAACTGTATGATTACCATTAACAGTTAAATTCGCTGGTATTCTTGAAATAGGAAAAATTTCATATAAAGGACTCTTAATATAATTGGAATTCTTTGGAGTACTAAAATGAGAATTATTATTTAACTTGATCCCATTAAAATCTTTTAAAATTTTATCAGAAATATCATAAGGAATAACAAAGGAATTCAAATTACTTAATATTGCATATACTTCTCGCAATACTTCTGCAGAAAGACTCAATGCCACTCCAATATTCTCTCCATCACTACCAGCTACATGCATACCCATATACTTCCCACTATCAGAAGTAACCACAGCACCACAAAGACCTGTATAATGAAAGTTGTCATACAACATATCTTTCTCTTGGATATAATTAGTTGTAACTTTATCAACTATTTTTATACTATATGGAACACTCATATACAAATTTTTCCTCAAAAGAGTACTTATATTAAAAACTCCCTGCGATGATATCATAAAAGTATTTTTAATTCTCACTCCCTCTTGATTAAATATATGTGAAATATCCTTAAATGGAGTTGGAAAATTAGAAGGTAATGCCCAAATACTAAGATCATTAGACTTATTTCTAAAAATGTTGGTAACTTTAATATTATCTAAAATTCTATGATTATTAGTAAAGTCCTTATAAACTTTTAAATAGGCTACATCAGTTTCACATATATGAGAAACAGTTACAACAAATCTATTAGTCAACAAAACATGGCATTGCGAATTTACACTTTTTCCATTTAGCTGATAATTAAAAGAACCCACAAATACTTGTTTAGAAATTGACATAACCGATGGGTGTAACTCAACCTTCGGAACTAACAATTGTTTCACTTTTTCATCAGGTTCAAACTCAGCTATAAAGGAACGCTTATAAACTCCCCTTAAATATTCATACAATCCTAGTGATATTAACCCTCCAACACCACAATATAAAATATTCATATAATTATCTCTAAACTTAATTGATACAAGTGAGAAAGTACTTAATACTTTATCCTTAAAATACAAATAGTAGTCTTGTATAATACTATCACTTTCAGTCTTATCCTCTGCCTTGTATAGTGTCATAACATTTCGAACACTAGAAATATCTGAAGGAGAATATTGATTAGATTGATATTGATCAAACTTAACATTAATAGCATTCTCTATAATCAATGTTAACCAAGCAACAAAATCATAATCACTACCAAAATCCACTTCTATATTAGCATCTATCCTTATATTATTATTAACAAAGTGTTGTTTCAAATCATCAGGAAAATCGAAAACCCACTTATTAGACAATACATCAAAATACTTAAAATATATTCTTCCTACTAAAAAATTTGCTACTCTTTTAACCTTTGAAAAATCTATAGAGTATCCTCTTCTCCACAACGCACGTAAATCAGATATACCATCACTCCTTACTAATCCACTTAAATCAGAAAATCTATTTGTTGTTAACAACAACACTTTACTATTAAAAAATTTAGTATCCTTAAGATCTGCACTAGCACAATCTAACGGCATCTTAACGGGAGATACAAAATTCACAATATTTCTCCACTGTGATATACCTTGTGATCCCACATCATCCATATAAAAAATATCTTCATCATTATAAGCATCATACCAATCTTTTCCAGATTCTATAGATTGTGTACTATGAGAATAAGAACTCAATCCCAAGACTGATATAGCTTTATTTATATAGGACGATTTCATAGTGCCTGGTGGTCCTTCAAAAATAAAACACGCTGGTTCTATTCTAGAACTACTCTCATATGCTAAAACACACTTATACAATCGTTGAAAATCTGAAAGTCTACTTTGTGCTAAAGGACTTTTCCGAGCCCATTCTGAAAGATCATCTTTTATCATCAATCGTTGTTGTTCAAGTTGTTTAACTTTAATCCTAAAATCTTCCATCAAAACTATCTTTTTATCTCCGCTCCACTTATTACTACAATTTCTCATAGATTGTAGTAATATAGGGGATCTAGGATCAAAAAATTTTTTGACAATACTATTTAATTCATCTGGTAAAACTATCTCACTATATGATATTATTTTACTTATTAACTCATAAAATATCTCAGAAAGATCACTCAACAAAGTGAAATCATCTAAAATTTTAGTATTTGTAAACATTTGCAATCGTTTCACAATTAATAAAATATCACTAGGTAACAAGAAGCTTGCTGTTGATATAGCAAGTTCAGTTAAAGATTCACCTTTAAAAACTCCTCCATTCCACAAAGGGGCAACACTATTAACGAAATTAAAAGAATCCCATATAAAAAATACTAAATCTATTAAATCAAGTTCGTTAAGCCCAGTGGATAACAATTTAAATAACTTAAATGCCGTTTGTGATAATTTAAATAAAAGTAGTGAAACTTGATTAACACCCAATTTTGAAACCTTACCCACAAATGCACTAGCCTTAAAAAACATTCTAACACCTTGCAAAAAATCAGCAATTCCTTCAAAATTAGCCAAATCAAAAAGTCCTTCTCCTTTTAAAGCTAAAAAATCAAATACACCTCTCTCTTTAAAAAATTTCGTTAACACAAAACGACTACCACCAGATGACTTGATAAGAATATCTCTATATTTAGTAATAATACCTTCAAAATTCTTAAAAAACGCTTTAGAAACTCTAACAATCTTATCTTTAAAAACAAAGAAGATATAATATTGATCATTAGAACTTATTACATAAACAACGTATTGTATGCCACCAATATGTATATCGAAATAATGATTCTTATTACTTACCAGTTGATTCTCACGAATCAATTTATTTTTATAAAAATTTTCATTTTTAATTTTGTTTTTATTTTTGTTATCATAAATTTTTTCTTTTTTAATTAATTTGTTCATATAACACATTGAAAAGGAAGCATCAGTGCAATTTACGATCACTTAACGGAAGTGCTTTTTAAAATGTCCGCCGTTGGTTTCCAAACCATAATAAAAGAAAAGAAGATTACGAATAATCTCTTATTACCTCACGTATCATCACTTCCAGATTAATTATGCCAGTGACACAAAATTCAAACACAGTCCTCCAGATTACCTTGACCAAATGTACAAGGCCTTCAGGTCGCAACTGTGAATCCAAATGATTTATAAACATAACTTCTGGGCTAAAAGCTCAACGCGTTGGGTAACGATAAAGCAAGAAAATGTTGTATTTTTAAGAAACACAACAAAAACTCTGCGCATTTAAAGGTTAACGCAGACACCTACAAAAGAAACATTATTATTTGTTTTCTTTAAAATATTAAATAAAAAGAACAGAGAAACATGGTTAACCAAAACTTGAGAAAGGAATACCTTTAACAAATGATGGTGGAAAAAAC